AAAAGCATCCTGGTGCAAAGGCAATTAAATCAGACACTCTATCATCTTTAAAAGATACTCTATCATCTATACAAGTTTATTTAAATCAAATATCTAAATATATGTCCTAATATGTTTCTAAGAAAGAGAGAGGTAAAATATAATGACACTAGTTGGAGGATATAGATATACTAGTCCATCAGCAAATTCGATACTGAGTCCTACTAACACTATAGTTAATTTCGTTGGATTTCCATTATCTGGATTATCCGATTCAAATGCAATTGCGTGTTGCATGTACAAATATGATGCAACAAACAATATTTGGGTACCATATACAGGATAAGGTTGATACATTATGGTGGAACAAAGCAATATACCAAAATTAGAAATTATAACAAAACAATTACAAAACGATATTAGACATGGGGAAGGAGAAATATTTGATTGTCTTTCATATATTCATGACTCCCAAAAAATGGTAATTGTAATTGTTGGTAGGAATAAAGGACAAAGTGAATTTAAAACTCTTCATATGAATAAATATGCCAGAGAATTAATGGAATCAAAAGGAATGAATCCTGATGATTTTGATGAATTTTGTTTGGGTACTCACCCAAAATATAACTGTCCAATGAGAAAGGATTGTGCAGCAAAAAAAGTTTGGGAAAGAGGACAATATATCTATAAAAGAAACATTAAAGGACCTATTACAGGATGTATGTATGATGTTCTTCTGTTCCCTTTAAAGTTTAATGGTACAGAAGCAGTCGTAGAGTTCTGGATACCCCAGGAGGAGATAGATGAGTGATGGAGAGAGGGGATGGCCAGAGTATGCTAAACTAGTGCTTGCTGAATTGAAGAGACATGATGGATGGTTAAGTAATTTAGATACACAAATAAATAACCATGTGAAACATATAGAGCATAGACTCACAGAAATTGAAGCTACGGTTAGATTACTCAAATGGCTCCTTGGATTTGTAATTACTGGCTTAACTGGAATTTTCCTTATGTTATTGACTATTGTATTAGGAACATAAATATGAAAAGAGAATATATTAAAGAGCTAGTATCAGAATTTTCTGATTCTATAATAATTATTCCTAACAAAATGGAGGAGATAAAAGAAAATAAAGATAGAATTAAAGTTCCTTTACACTTGTGTGGAAATATTAATACATTATCTAAAGCTAATGATAATGAAAGAATCATCGCAGGGTACGCATCTATAATAGAAATAGATAGTGAGAATCAAATAATACCTAAAGCCACATTAGAAGAAGGAATACAGTCTCTATTGGAAGAATCTGACTATGCCAATCTAATGATAACTCATCAAAATATTCAAATAGGAAAGATTCTAAATGAATGGAATAATTACAAAACTCATGTTGACGATAAGGGTTTATTCATAGTAGCAAGCATTCGTAAAAATCTTGATATAGCTAATGAAATCTGGAATAGAATATTAGATAATAAAATAAATGGTTTCTCCATAGCTGCAGAAGTACTACTAGCACACGATGAATGTGATGATAAGGCTTGTTATACTGTTATTGATAAGATGAATATGTTTGAAGTATCAGTATGTGAAAAACCAGTAAATGTAAAATCTGGTTTTATTGTACTATCTAAATCAGAAGACTGTAATATATGTAATTTAGAGAAGGAAATGTCTATGAGCAAAAAGATTAAAAAGGAAGAAACTCCAGAACCTTCAGAAGAAGTCATAGAAGAAAAGGCCGAAGAGGTTGAAGAGACCCCTCAGGAAGAAAAATCTGAAGAACCTTCAGAGGAAGAGAAATCAGAACCTGAAGAGGAAGAAACCACTGAGGAAAAGTCTGAAGAGGAAAAACCTGACATTATGGAAATAGTTAATGGTTTAACTCGGGAAATAGAATCTTTGAAAGGTATTGTTGAACAGATGTCTAAACAAGAAGAAATGCCAGAAGAAGAGGAAGAAGAAGAACCTATGCCTGAAGAAAAATCTGAGGATTCTGAAGAGTGTACAGAATGCGAAGAAAAATCTGAAGAAGTAGAAAAATCCTATGTGACTAAAGATGAATTATCAGAAGTAAAACAATCTCTCGATAAAATTCTAGACCAATTAAAAACTGATGACGAAGTATCTAAAAGCCTCAAAGCTAAAGATGATGAAATTTCAGAATTAACAAAACGCATAGAAGTTCTAGAGAAAGCAGAAAAACCAAAAACTATTGTGAAAGAGGAACCAGAAGAACCCAAAAAAGAAGAACCAAAGTATACTCCAACAATAGTTCATGACAAGTTACGACCTGGAACTATTTATAAAGAGTTGGACTAGATTTATGACATGGTCTACTTCTGATATAACAGATGATGTCATCTATATAGATGGCACAGGAGCAATGAATTTTATACCAGGGGAGACTATAAAAGCTGGTCAAGTTGTTTATATCAGTGATAGTAACACAGTAAAAGTTACTACATCATCTTCAAATGAATGTGATGGAATTGGTATAGCATCTATTAACGCTACTTCAGATGATAAAAGAATAGGAGTATATGTAAAAGGAAATAATGTACGTTGTTGTTTTGATAGTGACTACTCACCAGGAACATTAGTTTACGCAACAGACGATGGATTACTCACATCTATAAAGGGAAATTCATCTAAAATAGTAGGTATAGTCACAGAAACTCCTTCATTGAGTATTGGAGCAACAAATTATGTCGGAAATATAATGTTATATTAATGTATTATTAAAAGAGGAATAAAATATGGCATGGACTGCTATAACAGATAGAGATATCTGTGTTCAAGGTAAGGAAAACAAAATTAATTGTTATGCATCAGGTACTATTTATGCTGGTCAAGGAGTTACTCTTACAAACACAAAACAATCTTCATTAACTTATGTAATGCCTGGAAATGCTGGAGAAGATAAAAGAGCTTTAGGTATTGCTGCAACAGATGCTACTTCAGGAAAAATGGTTTCAGTATATACTGGTGGGTCTGTTTGTTGGACTAGAGCTAACTCTGCAGTAACTCAAGGAGATTGGTTATCGGTAGCTGCTGATGGAGATTGGGATGATTGTGAAGATGCAAATGCGTTATCTATAGCTATGAGTGGTGCTGCAATTGCATTAGCTACAGCTAGTACAGACCAACCTTTGAAAGTATTACTTAAGTAATTATGAGATAATTTATGTCATGGGATACTTCTGATTTATCATCCGATACTATCTATCAAGATGGAACATTTGGTTTTCTATTCACATCAAGTGGGAATTTATATAGAGGACAAGCGGTAAGAATAATAGATGATAACAATGTTACTTCTTCTATTGTTGGTTCTAATGGTATTGGAATATTAGACCACCAATCTTATCATGGTGAGGAATGTACAGTTTATCTTCCAGGTAATATTGTATATGCATGCTCTCCAGAATCTATAATTCCAGGAAACTTTCTATATGCATCTAGTAATGGATATGTTAGTGAAGGAAGATATGGTTCAGAAAGACCTATGGCAATATCTATAAGTACTTTTGAAACTGTCAGTACCAACAAAGTAGGTAAGGTATTACTCATATGAGCTTTACAGCAGTATCAGAGTCAGTACCTGTACAGCCTCCTGTTGGTGGATTTACTTGTACCGCATCTGGAAGCATCTATAGAGGACAAGCAGTATATTTAGTTGATGATAGTATAGTGAAATCACCAACTACAGATTCTTCTCCTTTATTAGGAATTTCTGGATATAACAAAGTAGATGGACAGAAATGTCTCATTTATAGCGTTGGAAATATAGTTAAATGTAAAATATCAAGCTCATCTACATTATCTGCAGGAACTCTTGTAGGATGTATTGCTGGTGGATATCTATCTGATTCAGCAACATATTGTAGTGGAGCAATTATTACTAAAGCAGCCAACTCTAATTATGGAGATGGTGAAGTGTTGATTCTCGGACATGGTTATTCATTATAAATGTGTATGTATTTATGTCTATAAGTATGGAAAGAAAATATGACAAACAAATTAACAAAATTGTTACAGATAGGATATGCAGGAAACTCAGAAAGAGAACGTATTCTTGATAAATCTTCAACTGAAAAAGTCCTTGGTAAGGATATTAAAGAGCTTCTACAATCAGATTCTCGTCAAACTAGCAATTTGCTTCAGGAAGAAGTTTATCGAACTATCTCTGAAGGAGCAGAGCCTTGGAAATGTATGAGAGATGTCGTCCCAGTAATTAGGACTGATTCATATTCTGTTAGAGTTGTGAAAGGTGAAACTGGAACCTATGCAGAAGATCTTGCAGAAGGTGCTAATGTACCAATCGATACTCAAGTATATTCAAAAGAGGACATTACCATAAGTAAAATTGGTACTCGACCATTGATTACCAATGAACTTATTGAAGATAGTCTCTTTGATATTGTAAACCTTGAACTTCAGAAAGCTGGTATGAGAATGGAGAACAAACTTAACCGTGATGTTCTTTTAGAAATTCTTACAGATTCTACAACCACAGAAACTGACCCAGCTGCAGGACATCTTTCAGTCAGTGATTTGGCAACAGCTCGTTCAGCAGTAGCAAGTGAAAATTATATGCCTGATAAAATGGTATTTCACCCAGCTGCAGAAGGTTATCTCTTACAAGATTCAAACCTTGCATATGTGTCATTTGCAGGAACTAATGCTTCATTAACCTCTGGAACTATTCCAAAGATTATGGGTATGACTCCTTACACTTGTTCAACCACAACTGGTTCAACTGCAAAGGTTTGGGGAACGACTGATGCTGCAAATAACTATTATGGTATGGTTATTGATTCTGCCGCAAGTACATATCTCGCTATGAGACGTGATTTGACCGTAGAACAGTATGATGATCCAATTCATGATATTGTTGGTATCTCTTGCACAATGCGCTATGGTACTGCAACAATTCAAGCAAAGGCATCAAATCTTATCTTAACAAAGTAAGAATAATGTAAACTTTCTATTTATGTATTAATGTGTTCTTTTGAAATAAAGGAGTATTAGAATGCCAGGAACTAAAATACCTGTCCTTACTGTAGAAAAACTGCGTATGGAATCAGGTGGAAGAGGAATTACTATCGATGATGATGCAACAAATTTTGATGTATCTACATGGGATACTAACGTATCCGGTGGTACAACTGGAGCTGTAGAAGTTTTGCCAGCTGCAAGTGCAACTGCATGGTTGCGTGTAAAAGACGATAGTGCAAATACTTATTATATACCACTATTTAATTATCATTGGTAAGGTGGTTAAATGTTAACTGGACGTGGGGAACAGGAATGGATGAAAAAAGAAGTACAGGATGATAGAAACAAAGCCTTAGAGAATAGAGATGATTATACTGACGATGAACTTGAAAGATTAGAAATTACATCTATAGAACAAGGTGGAGGAGAAACAAATAATGATTACTTTGAATTTAAACAATATCCATATCCACAAGATAGAACATATCGAAAACGTGAAGATGTTGACATCAGAGATGATGAAAGAGTAGGAGATTAATTATGGCAGACTATTCACCTGTTGCAGTATCCGAATCGGATGTTAGAAATTTTGTATCCCCACCTCTAGATTATGATGATGTGTCTAAAGCTGAGATATTATTAAAAATAGAGTCTGTAGAAAGCTATGTAAAATATAGGTTCTTTGGTGGTGGAAGTCTTCCATCAACAGCTAGAATTCCAGTTTTATTATTAGTAATATCTAATCTTATATCTACACCAACTTTAGCCAAAAAGTACTACACACTAAGTTCAGAAACCTTAGGGGATTATTCCTATACCCTTGCACAACCTATATCAAGAGGGACAGATATACAATCTAGTCCTTTTATTGTTATGAAAACGTGGCATGCCATGGCTTTAGAAATGTTAGAGAAACTCTCTAGTCCATCAGATTATATTGTTCGTAAAGCAAACGACTAAGGATAGTATATGTCATATATTAGACCAGATAGTAGATATCCCAATAATTGGAATCGAATAAGATTTTATGTATTTAGTAGGGATAAATATACTTGTCAGATATGTGGCAGAGCTAACTTATCTAAACCAAATTGTCATCATATAATTCCAATTGGTAGAGGAGGATCTTCTAACCCTAGTAATTTAATTACTGTCTGTAGACATTGTCATGAAAGGATACACCATATATGAGTTATGATAGTTTATTAATCCACACCTGTTATATTGGAACAGAAACAACATCTACAAATGAGTTTGGTGAATTAAAACCATCTTCTTGGTCATATTCATCTACAGGAACTCTGTGTAGATTCTCTCCATTAACGTTGAGAGAACAATCTGAAATTGGAGGAAAGTATGAAAATATTTCATATAGAGTTTTCTTCAAGTCAGGAGCATCTGTAACCCTTGGGGGTAGAATTCGATATAATAGTGAGGATTATTTAATAAGAGAGAGATATTATGATTCATCAGGACATCATATAACGTGTTTGTTGGAGAAAATATGAGTTTCATAACGGCAAAAATTACAGGATGGAGAGAATTAGAACAAAACTCTTTAAAAGTACTCAACAAATTAGAAACATCTTCTAGAAGAGGATTACACGATGCTGCAGACTATGTAAAAGAACAAGCACTAGAAATTCTTAGGTCTGATTTAAAAGGAACTGGAGAAGTTAGATGGAAAGAAAGTATTCTGAATGATGAGAATTGGAATAAAACAAAATCTACTAGAGGACCAAATGGATATGAGGTTACATTAGAAAGTTTGTCTCCTCATACTCAAGCAGTAGAATATGGTACATTAGGTGCTGATATTCACGCGAAGAATTCCAAAGCACTTTCATTTGTCTATAATGGAGTACAAATGTTTAGATATAGGGTAAAAGGACAACCACCTAAAGCATTTCTTCAAAAAGGAGTGTATATGGCTAAAGGAACTTTAGGAGAGATGTTTGCTAGAAGAGCAAGAAATGTCTTAAGGAGAGCATTATGAGTTATTATGTATACTCATCAACAAGAAATCTTCTTGTAAATGAATCTGATATAACCGATTATGTACCAGCTGCATATATAAGAGTAGGATTTCCAAATGATGATTTGTATATACCATCTATAACCATACATCAAATAGATGGAGATAGTTGGGGATATACTGGATATAATACAGCATCTACAGGTACAAAATTAAGACGAGAGAATACTAGATTTCAATTGAATATATTTCATAGATGGTCTATGGTATCCTCTCAAAGAATTGCTGATGGAGTTGAAAAAGCTATTATGAATGGTATTGGATATAGGAAATTATCAGATAGTGACGATTATAACAATGATTTTAAAACGTATGTCAAGACACAAGTATGGTCACACATACGAAATGTCGATGATTAATTTATGTTATATGTATATATAAATTGGTGAAATAATATGGGAACAGTAACAGGTTCGAGTGCATACATTGCAATAGGAGCACATGCTGCAGCAGCAGGAGCCACATTACGAGCTGATAGTATTTGGGGAATTTCTGACTTCTCTATGAATGTTGAACGAGGTATGGTGGAACAAGAATTAGTAGGGGAAATTGGAAATTATTTTACTCATGGTGCACTATCAGTTGATGGTTCATACACGTGTTGTAAATTTGCGGCATCAGGCTTATCCGATTCTTTAGATAATATATTAGGTAATTCTACATACCTTACCGTTTCTGGTAGTACAGGAGCTAATCTTAGTTGGTATTTCAGATCTTGTCAAGTTACTGGATATGATATATCTATGGGAGACGCTGATACAATTACCGAAGCATCTATTGATTGGGTAGTGATGAATCCTCACCAAGTATCTATTGATAGTAATGGACATATGGAGGATTAAGTATGGCAGGAACACCAACAACTTATACTGGAGAAGCTGCATCTATTTGGATTTATTCAGGTGCATCATCTAAAACACATACTGCATTAGGAATTTCCGATTTCTCTCTAACATTAGATAAAGGAGTAGTTGAACAAGAACTAGTTGGAGAAGCAGGAAACTATCGAATTGCAGGTTCATTATCAGCAGAACTATCTTTAACCCACTGTAAATTAGACCAAAATGCAGCTCCATGGATTTTAGGAGCAGTAGTAAAAGCTAATGATGTTGTAATCTCTGGTAATGCAGGAACAAATTCGCTTCACTTTTACTTAGTATCTTGTGCAGTCACTGGATTTGATTTAAGTATGGGTGATGCAGATACAATTAGTGAAGGAAGTGTTGACTTTACTTTAAGAACTCCATACGACGTTACAAGATCTAATAAATCTGGAATGAATGGAGCATTCATTACAAACACGTAGAGTTAGAAATATTGTGGAGGTGTTAATGTGACTGACTCAAAAGAAAATACAAAAGAAAAATCTAAAAAACCATCTAAAAATGAGATGGAAGAATTTAAGAAGAAGGTAAAGAAAGATAAAAAATCCTCAACTAATGAGGATATAGGAAGAAAGCTAGCTACACGAGAGCTACTAGAAAGAGACTTTAATGAAGATTGTCTTAAGGTCTCATTTAACACCTCTCCTGATACACGTAGAGCAATTATGGCTAGAAAGCCGAATCAGGAGGAGTTTCTTAAAATTTTAGCCTTGTCTGTTGAAGCTTCAAGTTTAGAAAATCAAACTACCGACGCTGCAAACAAACGACTTATCGATGTATATGGTAAGTTAAATAAACTTGCTGCTGACTTGTCTACAGATGAAACATTAGATGAAGAGTTTTGGAAGGAGAATGTATCTTTTCAAACCTTACAAAATTTCATAACTGAACTTATCCTTGCATTTCAACGCGGTGGAGCTCTGAGTGAAGAAGACTTAGAGTCCTTTCGTTGAGTCAGGATTTGGTTATTTAGAATATGAAATGTGTAAAACTCTTCATTGTACTCCATCTGAATTAGGACAAGCACGTAGAAGGAATTCAAAAGATATAGAGTTTCTTGAACTCTCGTATATCAAACAAAAGGAAAGAGAGATAGAAGCCAACAAAGAATTACAGAAGAAATCTAAATCTAGAAGAAGATAATGTATGTCTATATGTTTTTTATTAGGAGTAGTATATAAATGACAGCAACCGTTGTAATAGAGCAGATTACAGGAGCAGAGCCAGGTGAATTTCATACTAGGGATTCAAATGCAGTAAATGATAAGTCTGGTACTCGATATATGACTTCAGATGAATACGACAGTTCGTTAACTACGTATCCTATTCCAATACCAACAAATGCAAATGGTATTAGTGGTTCTTATTGGGTGACCCATTGTCTAAATTGTACTGTTGCACCAGATACCTATATTAAAGATGTAAAATATTATCAAACTTGGTCTACAGATCCAAATACAGATTGGTCTTTAGCTGGAGGAAGTTGGGCAGGAGATAAACTCACACCTGGATTATATATAGGAGTTTCCTCTGCAACAATTGCCGATGCTAAAATACTATCTCAAGGATTCCCATCAGGAAATTATGAACAAGCTGATGGAACACAAGGAACTTGTGGTAATTGGATATCTTCAGCAGCAAATGGACATGATTATTATACAGCATGTTCTAGTCCTGCATCAGGTGGTATGGTATCTATAGCACACTTTGACAGTT